AAAGCCCCCACCACTTCAACGCCCTAGTTGAAGCCCTCCCCAAAGTATCCCAAGAAATACGAGAGACACTAAAGGAAGCCAAAAGGTCCAAAGGTAGGGTGCCTGATTGGGTGGAGGAGTTGTCTACTTTGGACACTGATGTCATGGCATACATTGGACTCCTGTGTTGTTTCAATGCGTCACTGAAAGAGGACCGCAACACTGTGACAACTGTCACTCAAGCCATTGGTCAACACATTGAGCAAGAGCTTCTCAAAGTAGAGCTAAAGGCTGAGGACAAAGAGAAGCATAGGCGTGATGTGGAGCTTGCAGCCGCCGCAGGTCTTGAGCGTCCTAAGCCCCAGAACACGAACAAGCGATTGGTCGAACAAGTGACCAAAGCACACAACAGTCGTGAGCATCGCTTAAAGGCCCTTCGCATCATCACACAGAAGAATGGCTTTAGCTCTTTGAACTTTGGAACAGCAAACACCAAAACAGCCAAAGCACAGCGAGAGCTGCGTAGAGTTAAACTAGCTGCACCAATTCTTTCCAGTGTACTGAAAGCAAGCGGTGTGTTTGACCGTGTGTACGAGTATGTTGCCAAGAAAAGCAGCAAGTCAGTCATTTGTTTAACTGAGGAAGCCTTCGCAGCCATGGAAGCCAACGCAGAGCGAATGGCGTGGATGTCGCCTATCTTCAAGCCCATGTTGGCACCACCGCAGCCATGGTCAGCTTTCGACACCGGGTGTTATCACGATGCAGACCTTGCCTCGATGGTGCCCCTGATCAAGAAGGCACCTCACAGCCAACAAGAGGCCGTCACACACCAGCTTTCCCATGGTGTTACGCCCAACTGGGTCCGGGCTCTAAATGCACTACAAGCCACACCACTGAGCATCAATGAGCCTGTGTTGGAAGCGGTGCAATGGTGCTGGGACAACAAGAGGCAAGGGCTCAACAAGTTCCCCCGACACTCATTACCAGAGCGGCCAAGGTTGCCAGCAGATTGGCAGGTGCTGCCAAAGGAGAAGGTTGCCGCACTGAAGGCAGAGGTGCGCAAGCACATCAAGCTCTCTATGCGTGTCAAAGGTGCTGCCGTGGTCATGGAGCAAGACTTACAGACTGCCCGTGAGCTGATAGCTTACGAGACTGAGGGCTTCTACATTCCGTGGCAAGTGGATTTCCGTGGTCGTATGTATCCTGTCAGTAACTTTAGTTACCACCGCGACAGCCACTTAAAGGCCCTCTTTTGCTACAAGCGTGGCTACTTGGTCGAGGGTAACAATGCGTATTGGCTGAAGGTTCACCTAGCCAACTGCGGTGACTTCGACAAGATCAGCAAGCAACCACTGAATGCACGAGCACAGTGGACCACCAGCAAGCATGAGGAGCTTCTGGCTATCGCTAAGGACTACCAAGGCACCTTTGATCTGTGGTCATGCGCAGACAAGCCCTTCGAGTATCTGGCGGCTGTGTTTGAATATGCCAGGTGGGTCAAGGAGGGGGATGCCTTTGTCAGCTACATTCCTCTGTCACACGATGCCACTAACAGCGGCGTTCAGATATACTCAGGCTTAAACTTGAGTGAAACTGAGGGCGCACTGGTGAACCTCACACCCTCCCACCATATGGCAGACATCTACCAGACTGTGGCAGACAAGGTAGTCGAGGAACTGAATGCGCTGGGGGAAGCTGTAAGAGCCACGGTGTTCAGCAGACGCACTGGCACGACAGTGGGTGAGCTTGCAGACCGTTGGCTCAACTTCAAGATAGGCCGTAGTCACATGAAACGGGCCACTATGTGCTATGGTTACTCAAGCAACAACGTGGGTATGCGTGGTCAGTTCATGGAAGACCTAATGAAGCCTGAGCAACTGAGGGTGACTTATGGTGAGATTGACAGGCACCCGCTGCATGACACAGAGCAAGGTCAGTTTGAGTGCGCTTGGTTCATGGGTGATCTGGTCTACAAAACGATCAGCAAGGTACTGCTGAAGACTGGTGAGAGCATGGTGTATCTTCAAGCTGCCGCAAGAGCTGTGGCCGAAGAGAACAAGACTATGAAGTGGACCACAGACAGCGGCTTTCCTGTGCACATGGATTACCGCAAGACTAAGCAAAAGGAGATCAAGATCTTTTTGTTCGACAGGGTAGCACAAGAGCGGAAGAGAACGAAGGTCACACTTCGGGAGGACACAGAACGCATTGATGTAGCTAAGAGCTGTAATGCAGTTGCTCCCAACTTTGTGCACTCTCAGGACGCTGCGTTGATGCAGAACTTCATATGCAACCAGCTCGACGCAGGCACTGCCGAAGACTTCTTTATGATCCATGACAGCTTCAGTATCTCTGGAGATGTGTGGGACTTGTCTGATGGTGTCAGAAGTACCTTTGTCGATATGTTCTCAGGCGATTGTCTCTTCAGTAAGTTTGAGCATGAAGTTAGGCAGCAACTCAATGACCCTTCCATAGTCTTTGGATCAGAAGACAGCCCAGTCACCATTCCAACAAAAGGCTCTCTTGACCTCGATGCAGTAAGAAACAACGAGTTCTGTTTCAGCTGACCTTCTGTCACCCCACCAGAGGAACCTAGCGGCCTCCCAGCTGTGGTTTCTCCTCTACCTCAACAACTGGGGCTGGCTTCGGCTGGCCCCTTTTTCTGTAAGTTCAAAGGAACGCAACAAGATGGCAAAAGTATACAAATTCACGACACCCGCAGGCAATGCAAAATACCCACACCTTAACAGCCCAGACACAGCCTTCGACACGGATAATCCAAAATTTAAGACAGAGATACTAATGTCTGAGGACGAAGCTGCGCCACTGATTGCACAGATCAAAGCAGCAGCAGCTGAGGCTTTTGGTGCCACCGCCAAATTCCGTATGCCAGTGAACAAGGACGAAGAGACTGGTCAGGTGTCAATCAAAGCACAGTCCAAGTACCAACCCAAGTTCTATGACGCACAAGGCCAAGTCATTGTACCGTCAGCCCTGCCCAAGATCGGTGGTGGCTCGACAGTCAAGATGGGTGGCGTGTTCAACTGTTACACAGTCAGCGGCTCCAAAGGTGTGAGCCTCATGCTGGACAAGGTACAAGTGATTGATGTGGTCAATGGCTTCGGTGGCGACGATGGCGGTTTTGAGGCCGTAGATGGCGGCAGCTTTACTGTTGACCACTTCGAGGAAGTCACACCAAGCACTCAAGCTGTAGTAAATGGTGACTTTTAACCGCGCAAGGTTCCGTGGCATAAAAGCAGGCTACCGCTCTGGGCTCGAAGAAACGATCTCTCAGCTTTTGACTGCTGAGGGTATTGAGTTTGAGTATGAGGTGGACAAAATCACCTATGAGATCCCTGCCCGTGTCGCCAAGTACACCCCAGACTTTAAGCTCTCTAAGCCCGGTGGCTTTTGGTACTTAGAGACGAAAGGAATCTGGGCAACTGCTGACCGTGCGCGCCATGTGTTAATCAAAAAGCAGTCCCCAGAAATCGACATCCGCTTCCTATTCAGCAATGCGCAAGCGAGGCTCTACAAGGGCAGTCCCACTCGCTACAGCGACTATTGCAATAAGCACGGGTTTCGATGGGCGCACAAGACTATGCCTCAAGACTGGCTAGACGAGTGTCGCCAATAAGCGAGAGCAAAGGGCTGTCTTCGGATGGCCCTTTTTCTTTAGATCACAAAGGAACGACTAATGAACACCGATGATCGTGATGGCAATAAGTTCATCCAGCACCAGCCCTGTGATGCCTGTGGTAGCAGTGACGCCTGTGCCCTCTACAGTGACAACTCAACTTGGTGTTTCTCTTGCTCTACCTATACATCGGGTGATGGCGAGGTGGTGGATGTACCAGTTAAGCCGGGGGCTGTGACACACTTGCTCGAAGGCGAATACCAAGAGCTGCGCAGTCGTAAGCTCACAGAGCAAACGTGTCGCAAGTTCGGTTATATGATCGGTGAGCACCGTGGCAAACTGGTGCAACTTGCGACCTACAGAGACCTGCAAGGAAGAGCTGTAGCACAGAAGGTGCGCACAAGAGACAAACAGTTCTCAGTGGTGGGCAACAGTGACCGCATGGGCCTCTTTGGGATGCACCTGTGGTCCAGTGGCAAGAAGATCGTCATCTGTGAGGGCGAACTGGACGCAATGAGCGTCAGTCAGATACAGAACCACAAGTTTGCAACTGTCTCTGTGCCCCATGGCGCTCAAAGTGCCAAGAAGCACCTGTTGCAGCATATAGACTACCTCAACAACTTTGCTGAGATCGTGCTGATGTTCGATCAAGACGAAGCTGGTCAAGCAGCAGCCCAAGCGTGTGCTGAGGTGTTGCCTATTGGTAAGACCAAGATTGCAGTGTTGCCACTGAAAGACGCAAACGAGTGTCTTGTGGCTGGCAATGCGGCAGCAATCATCAGTGCAATACACCAAGCCGCAGACTTCAGACCCGATGGCATCGTCAGCATGGGCGACCTGCGTGAAGTGGTGGCTGTGGCAGACGCAGAGAGCCCCGTACAGTACCCATACCCAAGGCTCAATGAGATGCTCAAGGGTATCCGTACAGGCGTTGTGACGCTCTGTGCTGGCTCTGGTGTGGGCAAGAGTACATTGATCAGAGAGATGGCCTACCACATCCACATGAGTGGCTTCACTGTGGGTATGCTGATGCTTGAAGAGAGCGTCAAACGGAGTGCCCAAGGACTAGCTGGCATCCACATCGAGAAGAACATCACAGTTGATGCTGATGCGGCTACAGCCGATGAGATCAAGTCAGGCTTCGACAGTCTCATGGCTAAAGGTCCAATCTATCTATTCGATCACTTTGGCTCGACAGAGCTGGACGTAATCTGCAACCGCATTCGCTACATGAAACACGGCCTCAAGTGTGACGTTGTGTTCTTAGATCACATATCGATCCTCATTAGTGGAGGTGCGGGTGACGTAGGCTCAAACGAGCGGGTCATGGTAGACCACATCATGCACACACTTCGTGTCTTATGCTCTGAGCTAGACTTGGCTCTAGTGCTGGTGTCTCACCTACGGCGTCCCGGCGGGGACTTAGGCCACGAGGGTGGCGCTAAGGTCTCACTGTCTCAGCTCAGGGGGTCACATGCCTTGGCACAACTTGCTGATGCGTGTGTTGCCATGGAAGTAGATGCCGATGAGCCTACAAGTGGCCGGCGTAATCTGGTCGTGCTGAAAAACCGTCACACGGGAGAAGTCGGTCCAGCCGATCAACTCCAGTACAACCGCGAGAGCGGAAGACTTCGCACAGTCTACAATGATGTGCCCTTCTAACGGCAGAAGCTAAATCCCAACCCGCATAAAAGTTTTTGCTAGTTGGGTTTTTGACAGCCTTTCCCAATGACAACTGAATACAAAGGAACAACAGCCATGGCTGACCAAAAGTCATTCAAATTTGACACAGTAGAACTAGAGCCGTGCAGGCTCTCAGATCTCACCCACCTCGAACTTCAAGTCTACGCAATCTTACTAGGTGCCAAGCACACTGGCCTTACCAGAGATGAGCTGGTGGATCGCATGAGTTTCCGAAGCGGCCACTCGGCCATGCAGTACATCCCCCGCCTCGTAAAGCTGGGCCTCGCTGAAGCAGCAGGCAAACGCAAGGCATCCGCAGGCTACGTTCAGACAATTTGGAAGGTGAGAACATGAGTAACAATCTATCAATGAACGCATATCAGGCTGAGGCATCCAAGACTGGCATCTATCGCTGGAAAGTAATCTACCCGGCGCTGGGCCTATCCAATGAAGCTGGAGAGGTCTTGGGTAAGATTAAGAAGCTCATCAGAGACAAGGACATTACCTTCAGTGAGATTGGTGATCTACCGGGGGCTGACAGAGTTGCCATAGCTGATGAGATTGGTGATGTGTTGTGGTACTGCGCAATGCTGGCCAAAGACCTTAACATTAGTCTGAATGACGTTGCCAACATGAACCTTGAGAAGCTCGAAAGCAGAGCGGCTCGTGGTAAGATTGGTGGATCGGGTGATGACCGATGAGCAAATTAAAAAGTAGGAAGATGCCAAAGGTAAAAGTCCACAACACTGGGCCTTACCTTGACCCTCTTGGCCCATTCAGAAGAGCAAAGGTAGCTATCAGCCCATCAAAAGACACAAAGCCAAAGAAGCCTAAAGCTCTTCGGGGGCGTGTGTGATGGGACAACGCTGGATAGCAGACATAGAGTCCAACGGTCTGTTGGACACCATAAGCAAAGTCTGGTGCATTGTACTTCGGTGCCCAGACACTGATGAAGTCAGAGCATTTGAGCCGCACGAGATACAAGAAGGCCTCGACCTCTTATCGACAGCTGATGAGGTCATAGGTCACAACTTTGTGTTATACGACTACCCTGCCCTACAGATCGTGTACCCAGACTTTAAGATCAAAGGTAAAATCACAGACACCTTGATCCTTAGCAAGATGATACACCACGAACTCTTCAACGATGATGCGGAGAGAAACTGGAGTGCAGAGAAGTTTCCAAAGAAGTTCTGGGGACGCCACAGTCTAAAGGCTTGGGGGATGCGTCTAGGCGACTTCAAGGATGACTATGAGGGAGGCTGGGATGCCTTCAGTGAAGAGATGCTTACCTATTGCATCCAAGACACTCAAGTCACAGCAGCGCTCTACAAGAGCCTGATGAAGACAGAGCCCTCAGAGCAAGCAATCTACCTCGAACACCGCATGGCTTCTATCTGCCATGAGATCGGTCAGAACGGGTGGACCTTTGACCAGAAGGCAGCAGGCGAACTGTACGCAGAGCTGGCACAGAAGCGTCATGTCATCGAAGAAGACCTCAAGGACTTGTTCCCAGCTTGGGAGGTCACAGAGGACTTCTTGCCTAAGCGTGACAACAAGACACTGGGCTATAAGGCTGGGGAGGTGTTCGTCAAAAAGAAGACTGTCTACTTCAACCCCAACAGCAACCCCCACATCCAGCGCTGTCTGGTCGATAAGTACAAGTGGAAGCCCAAGGAGTTCACTCCCAACGGCCAAGCTAAGATCGATGAGAATGTGCTGGTCAAACTTCCGTACCCAGAAGCCAAGCGTCTTGCTGACTTCAAGCTGATCCAAAAGCGGATCGGTATGTTGGCAGAGGGCAATGGTGCATGGCTAAAGAAGGTGGATGCAGATGGCCGCATTAGACATCGCATTGATCCTCTGGCCACTACCAGCACCAGAGCGGCGCATTCATCTCCTAATCTTGGGCAGGTGCCCAGCGCACGGTCTCCTTATGGCGAACAGTGTCGTAGTCTCTTTGGTGTTCCAGAAGGCTGGGTGCTCTGTGGTGCTGACCTCAGCGGCATTGAGCTTAGAGCACTTGCTTCATACCTAGCGCCTTACGATGGCGGTGAGTATGCAAAGCAGATACTCGAAGGTGACATCCACACATACAATCAACAGGCAGCAGGTCTTGCTACGCGAGACCAAGCGAAAACGTGGGTCTATGCCACGTTGTATGGTGGAGGTGATCAACTGATCGGAGAGATCGCTGGTGGCGGCAGAGCCCGTGGCAAGCAGCTCAAAGATGCCTACGACAAGGCTGTGCCAGCGTTTGCCACACTGAAGAAGAACCTCAAAGCAGCCTATGCTCGTGGGTACATCAAGACCTGTGATGGTCGAAAGCTCAAGATCAGGTCAGAGCACAGGTGTCTCTCTCAGCTACTACAGAGCTGTGGGAGCCTAGTCAGTAAGTGGTGGGTGCTCCTCACCTATGACGAAATCAAGAAACAGCATGGCGACGATGCCTACATAGTGGGCTGGATACACGACGAAATCCAAGTCGCCTGTAAGAACGAGGCAGTAGCAGAAGATGTCGGTAATATCGCTAGACGAATGGCGGAAGAAGCAGGCCGCACTCTCAACCTTAAAATCCCCATTGCCGCAGAGCATTCCGTGGGAAGAACTTGGTTTGAGACCCATTGAAGTCGATGAGTACATAGAGAACCTTGTGTCTCTCTACATCGTCCTAGACCGCGCATGGCGCAACCCTTTCACCGTGAAGTCTGACTTCGCTCGTGACGGGGCATTGCACATAGCCATAGCGGCCTCTGAGGGCTTCATCACAACAAAAGTAGATACCGATAGCTGGGGACGCCGATGGTGCATCACAGAAATCGGAATGGAAGTGAAGGCAGACATAGATGACGTACTTAAAGAAATCCTACAGCCAACCCACCCTGCTAATTGATGGCGACCTGTACCTCTTTAGAGCTGCCACCTCTGTGGAAGAAGAGACAGACTGGGGTGATGACATCTGGTCTCTATCGACTGACCTGTCAGCAGCCAAGCGGGTGTTCAACAGCATGGTCGATGGGTTCAAGCAGGCTCTTAGTGCAGACGATGTAGTCATCACACTCTCAGGCTCTAAGAACTTTCGCCGGGGAGTAGAGCCAACCTACAAGGCAGCTCGTAAGAAGACACGCAAGCCTGTGGGCTACTCAGCTATGGTCGAGTGGGTCAAAGAGACTTGGGACTATGTGTTAGTCGATGAGCTAGAGGCTGATGATGTCATGGGCATCATGGGGTCTATCCCCGGCACTAAGGCTATCATCGTTAGTGACGATAAAGACATGAAGAGTATCCCATGTAAGCTCTACAGGCCTCAGAGTAACGAGAGGATGACTATCAGTCAAACTGAGGCTGACAGCTACTTCCTCACACAAACCCTGACGGGAGACCCAACTGATGGCTATGCCGGGTGTCCTACCATGGGTCCAAAGACAGCAGCAAAGGCGCTGGGCACACACCCGACTTGGAATGCTGTGGTCGCCGCCTACCAAAAGCAGAAACTAGATGCCGACTACGCGCTGACCCAAGCGCGGCTTGCTCGAATCCTACGCCATACGGACTGGGATGATGATGCAAAGGCAGTAAAACTGTGGGAGCCAACAAGATGAACATGAGTGTCGCATTCAAATGCAAACTAAACGATGAACAAGAGTTCATGCTGGGGCAAGCCATGCTTCGCCATGAGAGCCAGATAGACCGCTCTTATATGTCTCTGGCAGACAAGAGAACTGGCGACTGGGCTACAGTCAAAAAGCCACTCAAAAAGAGCGCAAGACGCGCTATGCTTCGGTGGTTTTACGACTACACCTATGGCCGTGAGTTTGACCTAAAAACACTGCTTGAGAACAACGGTGCTAACTGTGTTTACCACATGGCTAGGAAGCTAGTCGCTGCCGGGGCAATCACTGAGGTGTCAGAGCACAACGGAGGAGCTGCTGGCTCTAAGATCTACATTGTGTCCGACCGTGAAATTATCGGGAGGATGTTAGCTGATGGAAACTGATGACATCGTTGTGAAGCCTAAGCACTACACACAGTACGCTATTGAACCAATCACCTTTATCATGACTAACAAGCTGCCGTTCCACATAGGCAACATAGTCAAATATGCAGTCAGAGCCGGGTCTAAAGCCTACCCAAATCAGACCGCAGAACAATCAGAAATCACCGATCTAAAGAAAGCCATCCGCTACTGCGAGATGCGTATAAATCAACTTGAGGGAAACGAACTATGAACATGATGAACAGCACAGCTATCTATGGGCCATCTATTGGTATCTCAGAGGAGATCCACAAGATGAAGTACCGCTCAGTGGGCGAGACCTTCAAGGAGGCAATGACCCGCGTAGCTGATGCACT